CTGAGTACACCTTCACCGGGCGCGGATCGAGCGTATAGGTGGCAGTGTCGCTCACAAGAGTAACACTGCCACGTTCTGCACGCCAAAGGTTTGGGCCGGTCGTCTGCCACTCCTTAAGCATGAGGTTGAGCATGGTCAAACCATCCGCCATGTCTTCCGCATTCACGGTCGTGTCGTGTGAATTGAGCGCGCCAATAAGCTTGAGCGCAAATTTCACAGTATCACCCGCATTTTTGGAAAACGTGATGACGCCAGAAGTGGCCATGCTCAACCTCGACTTTCTTATTCAGTCGTGAAATGCACGAACACGATCGTGGCTCCACCCGTTGCAGCCGATGCACCGGCCTTGCCATAAACCGCAGTTGCGGTTGTGAGCAGATCGCCGATCAGTGCGCCGGTTGTCCCAGCGGCCACCGCCGAACTGATCGCAGCGTCACAATCCAGCTCATTCGCGAATCCGTCGTCATCTCCAGTCGTGCCGATATCTACGGTTGGACTTGAGCCGCCCGTTGCCCCGCCATTCGCCACAACATCAATCACGCGGGCATTGACCGGAAGTGTCCCGAGCAATACCTGACTTGCTGACGTTGGATCAAATGTTGCTCGCAGGACATGAACCGCGCTGGCGTTGGTGACAGTACCTCCATCACCAACGCCAACGCCCCGAGCAAACCTTGTAGGGCCAGCCATTACGCTGCACCTGGGCTCATATACATGCCCCGCCAATCCGTCCAACCGACCGAGAACCGCATTGTTGATTTCGCCTTGGCGTTATCCGTGTCGAAATCATTGTCTTTGGTAAAGTCGGTCGCACGCCGCGTAAACCGGCGCATGGAGTCCGGCGCGTTTGTCTTGATAAAAAACGCATCCGCATCGGTCAGATAGTGATTGATACAAGTGCCGTCTGGGAACATCCCTTGAGACCTCAACGCGTTGATATCGTTGTTGGCCGTGCCGGTTTGCAGTTCCGAGCGCAGAATGCGCTCCGCTTCAAACTTCAGATCAGGCGGCACGATAACTTTCTTCGGCATCAACGCAATACGCAGACCGCGAGAGTTCTTCGCCTGCATGATCTGAATGCAGAGGCTTTCGAGCGCGGCTTCTGACAAGTCAGCAGCCGTTGCCATCTTGTTGGATTGAGTGCCATCGAGAGTTGGATGAGCAGCTGAACCAAGCTCGACACCATCGCCGCCCGCATACGACGCGTTGAACGCGCGATTTAGAACGTTCGCCGCGACAACTTCTTCAGTCTGACGCATAGAGAACGCCAGTGACTTAATGCGCTTGCGTGAAACGCTCTCATAAAGATTGTCTTCAAGCTCTTCACGCGAGACGATATAGCCGAGGCCATAAACGACGTGCGTATAGCGCTTTGTTGGTCCTTGGCTTTCCGAGTCGTAAGACACCGCGCCGGCCTGCTGTTTGACCGGAGCCAAACCGAAGCCAGTAATCTCAGCGTCTTCCTCGTAGTTCTTCGACGATTTCTCCTCGTCAAAAATTTCAGACCATTCCTTTGGGTGCTCGTTGTAAGACTTGCCCCAAAACTTGTTCATCCCAGGCCATAGCGCCTTGGGATGGTTGCCAGTCGTGATTACGCCTGCCATGTGTCAGACCCCCTTAGACGCCAGTTAGATTGCGATGAGTGTGAAGATTGATTGCAACTTCGGCTTTGGTGTTCGTCGCGAACTCGTTGTCAGGACGTTGCACAATGCCGAGGATGCGAAGCTGCAGTGTGTTTGTGGTTGCCGCGGTGGATGTGTCCAACTCAGCACCTGAGCGGCCGTAGGTGGCGTCGCCAGTACCAGCAACCCAATCAGCGTTTAGACCAATATCAGCAGCAGCCAGATCGCCACCAGTGCCATCGGATTGGATCTCAAACACAAGGTCAGGATCATCCGCAACCCACACATACCGAGCCGTTGATGCTTCGCGGTAGGGCGTTGAATCCCGCGTGATCGGCTCAACCGAAACAACAGGCCCAAGCATGTAACCACCTGATCCAGCCGTTGCCTTGGTTACTGTCTGCACGCCAGCAGCATCCGCACCGCCTGCGGTGTTGACGGGATCACCAAGATAAAGCGCCGTGCTGTCGCCAGCAGGCACATAGTACCGCGTTGCTCCGCCGTTGTAAGGCGCACCGCTGCGATGACGAACAGGCCAAAGGCCTTTCGCCACGTCGTTATTAGCCATGTTCTAATTCCGTTTCGTTGGTGTTTAGTCGCGTCGACCTATTGAGATCGCGCCTTGAGGGACATAGCCCTCGCCAGGTGAAAGGCCTTCAGCTCCGTGCGCGGCGTGCTTTATCTGCTGCTCCATCGCGTCAATATTTTCTTGAGCTTTTGCCTTGTCGTGTTCGTACCATTCCTTGCGTTTGCTAACGAGAATTGCGCGCTTTCCTCCGCGATCAACTACCCGTTCAATACCAGCGCCATTGCCCATGTCTTTGGCATTTTCGGCGCCCATGTCATCTACTGTTACGCGGTCCCAATCATCTTCTTGAGTGAGACGATGCATTCTGCCAGGATCGTCGTTAACCCAGCGATATTCGTAGTCAGGATCTTTTGTGCCATCGAGCGCCAGCGGGTCATGCCGTCCAATGGATTGATCATCGCGGCGACGACGCGTGCGAATCTCGGTGTCTTTGCGAGACGGACGGCCCCGCTTTGGTTTCTCAGTCGGGGCGTCAAGCATCTCTGTTTCCATGATCTCGCTCATTCGTTTTCAAAATAGTCTTTGGCGTATTCGTCAACAGACTTGTAAAGCCCCTCTTCGACGAAAGCTTTTGCCTGCTTACGTGCTTCAGGCGGCAGGCTTGCTGCGCCACGCCCACTCTGGCGGGTTGCTGCGCCACGACCGGCACCTGAACCTTCGACAGCCGGCGCCGACGGCCTGTGGTTCGTCGCAGAAGGTGTTCCGAATTTCTCCGGGTAGGCGGTTCTGACCCGCGCTTCGGTCTGCTTCAGAACCTCGCCAAGCGTTAAGTTTGGGTTTGCGTTACCAATCGCCTGAGAGACGCTCACAGCCATTGTGTGCATTTCCCGGTTGGTCTCAAACCACGGGTTGCGCTCTACGAACTGTTGCGTCTCTGGCTGCTCATAGACACTTTGCTGTGGCGCTTGGGGTTGTGGCTGCTGGACAACTTCCCTAACTTCGTTGTCGAACTGCCCAAGCGCCTGATATTCTTGCTGTGCAATCTGGTCGAACTGATCCGTGTCGCCGAGCTCAACCGCCTGTCGTTTCGCTGCGTGAAACTGGCCGGCTAATTGCTCACGTTGACGGATCAGAGCGATTTCATTCATACGCCGCATTTGAGCTAACTCAGCGTCCCGCGCTTGTTCGCGTCGGGTCGATTCCGTGACCTGCTCAGCTAACCGCTTGTTGCGCTCTCGAAGGATTGGAAGCTCTTCTTCGCCGCGCCGGTTGAACTCATCTGCATCAACCCATCGGTCAGGGTCTCCGCGATATTCTTCTTTCGGGCGCCAACCTTGAGCACGCGCGCGGGCTTCTGAGTCATTCGTCTCTGGCCGCTCTTCGCCGCCAACCTCAGTGCCTTCGTTCGGAGTTTCGTGTTGTGGCGCCTCATCAACTGAGGCTTCTTCAACGTGCTCCGGCTCGTCGTATTCTTGCTGGAGTTCCTGCATGATCAGGCCCTCACTGCAATAATGTCTTTGTCATTCATCAGGCGATATTCCACACCATCTGCGCCCTTAATGCGCTTACCGGCGAACCGCGCGAAAACAACGTGCGCACCAAGATCTGGCGCATGGGATTCGATGGCCGGGTCATAGGTAAATGCCGCCTGAGACATTGCGATCAGCTTGCCTTCATCGGCTGCGTGCTCATCTTTTTCTCTGGTCTGGTCTGGGATATAGATTCCGCCTGCGGTCTTTTCTTCGACCTCAACCGGCTTCACCAGAACCTGATACTGTGTTGGCGTAACGCCGCTCACGTTGATCATCTAACTCTTCCTCGATGTCTGTTGCTGTGACTGCCTTCATTTGCTCAAACGCTTCCGCTCTGGCCTTTAGCTGAGCCAGTTCTGCGGGATTACAAACGCCACTATTCCAAGACTGCTGAACCCAATGCGCTTTGGCTTTCTCTGCCGCTGCGGCCAGCATCTTAAAAAACAGTTCCCCGACTTCGGTTTCTTTCCACTCTTCGAGGTCTTGTTGAGTTATTTTCATGCGATCGGCCCTTGCTGCTGCATCATCTGCTCTTCAGCTTCGAGCTGCGCCAGCATTTCAGGGTCCATCATTTCTGGTGGGAGTTCAGCCATTCCCATTTGTTCGGGTGGCATGCCCATCGGCAGTTCTGGTTCCGGCATCATTTCAGGCTGCATAGGCGGCATCTGTTGCGGTGCCTGCTGCTCTGCATCTGGTTTGCCGTCTACCGTCTCAGTGATGGGCTGCATCGCCGTAACAGCTGCTTCAACTTCGATCTTCTCAGCTTCGGCTAGTTTCTTCTTGGTGTCCGCTGCCTTGTTATCGAGTTCGATGCCCATCGCTTCTTTTTCGTCTTCGCTTGGACCTTGCTGCGGCTCTTCAATCAGAACCTTCTCCAAGTTTTCGATGTTCGCAGCTTCCAGCGAGCGACGTGTTGCTTCCAGCGGGTTGATATGCGGGTTGCCCTTCTCGACCTGCTCAAGCAGGAACTGAGCGCGGATCATCCGTTGCATATCCGTGATCACGTTTGGATCGGCTTGCGGCAAGACGTTCAAATCATCCGCATAGTCCTGCCGGCCGGTTTGAACCTCTTCATCGAGGAACGTGAAATACTTCTCTTGATCGAGGTACTGAGCGTTGCAGGCATAAACCAACTTGAACTCTTGAGTGAGCGCCCGATAGATCCGCTTAAATATCGCGCTGAACACCTTGAGGCCCTGCTCAATCAAGGCCATCGTGGTCGTGGCAGTCATCGCCCTTTCGCCGCTGTCTCCAGTCAGAACGTCCTTGATTGCGGCGATATCCTTACCGCTTTCAATCATCAGCCCAAGCAATTCTAGGAGTACCGGAGCTGGCCCCGGACTTTGAAAATCATAAACAGCCTGGCGAATGTCCGATCCTGTCGCCTCAACCGTCGTGTACTCACCAGGTCGGCGCTTAATCTTGGACTTG